ATTGCGTGTGTCTATTTTTCTGAGTTTTTTAATACCTTCTTTTGTTTTATTCTCATCAATAATAATGTGAAAATAAAGTCTTCCATCTACATACCAAGAACGAAAGATATCGTATCCTTGATTTTTAAAATCAAGAATATTTAGAATGTTAGTGAATTCTTCTGTGATTTTGGTTTTTACAGTTTCTGATTGCTTAAGATTTTTAGTTAATAATTTGACTGGATAATCATCCGTTTCATTAACTATTGCTTCAGAAACAATATCGTCAATTGCAACCTCAACTTCTGGATAGATTGACATATCTCTATATCTATCAATAAGTTCTTGATCGCTTCTTGCGGTATTTTCTAAATTTAAAAATGTACTGTAAAAATTTGAAGAAACCTCTAGGGCGTCTTCATCATTCGTCCCACTTGGTGGGACGAATGATTTAAGATTTTTGTTTTCATCTCCTGTTTTTAGAAGAGTGAAGCCAAATAATTTAATTTCCATACTATATCCAACTCTTTAATTATTTAAATTAAGAAGTTACAACGTTATCGTGCTGCCAATAGTCATATGCGAATGTTGCTGTAAATTCTTCCAACTGATCGTTTGCGTCCCAAGAAAGTTCTACTGCACCAAGTTCGGTTGGGAATAACCCTCTAAACTCGTAACGAGCAATAATGCTTCCTTGTCCATCTTTACCGTAGTGTTCTACAAATGCGTTTGATTTGTATGCGGCAAGAGAATTTGATGCAAACTGTTGTGTATTCAAGTTATGTTGATTGATTGCGTTCATCCACTGTTCCAGAGAATTTCTTACACCAAACTCTTCAGTATTGATGACAGTAACAGTCCATGGTTCAAATGTTCTATTACCAGCAACCCTTACCTGTCTACCAAAGTAAGGAACATCAATCTGAGCGATTGTTGAAGAAGGAATCTGAGCAGCTCTTACAACGAATGCAAGTTCTGTTGGGGCGGCAGCGCCTACCCCAGCAGGAAAATTCATTCTAACTCTAAATAAGTTAGGACGAGCGCCACCATCTGCAAAGTTTGACTTAAATTGTTCTATGTTGAATGCCATTGTTTATTTTCTCCTGTTTTCTGATCTATTTATATTAAACTGCACCAACAATTTCATCAAAATCAACACCAGTTCTAACTGCAACAAAGTTGAGTTGAATGAAGTTGATCGATCTTGCAGGTTTGATGTAGATATCACCCACGAATTGATTCTGATCAATCACTTCGGCAGTGTTGTTTGTTTCATCACAAACTACTCTGAAGTCGTAAATACCTCTTCTTCCTTGCACTTCACGCAAGAATGGTTCAATAAGAGAAGTAAACTGTGATCTAGTGAACTCATCATTGAACTCAAACAGAGTGAACTTGGCAGCGGCAGCAATAGACTTTTCAAGTACAATAAACAATCTTCTAACATTGATTCTACTAAATGCAGAACTCTTGGTAGTGAATGTCTTATCACCAAATAATACTGTTCCCTGTCCAGAGAAGTTAACGACTGGATTAATTGCATTTTTATACAATGAATCTCTGTCTGCTTTGTCTTGTGTTTGAAGTGTTTTAACAACATTCTTGATATTACCACGGTTAAATCCAGCAGGAGAATACCATGCATCTCTTTCTTGTTCACTTCTAACCATCAAACCAGCAACATCCCCGTTGAATGGAACCCAACGGAACTTGTCGGCGTACTTATCATACTGATATTTATAGTTCGAATCTACAAATGCATAATTGTTTGAACCAACACTTCTCCAGAATGCGATTTGTGCCTCTGAACTTCTTGCATTTGCATCAGTAACTACATCTGAATACCTTGGAGACAGACATGCAACTGTGTCTTTTCTGTCAGAAGCGACTTGAATAAGTTTTGCAGCTGCAGCTCTTGCAGCATCTACACTAGATGCGATTTCAAGTGCTTCACCAGCAAGTAGGAATGCGATATCAACATTTTCTGAATCAGAGAATAAATCTGTTCCATTAGAGAAACCGCCAGTAGTAGGTGCGATTCCATTTCTACCGTTTCCAAACTCTCTATCAACATATTGTTCTGCACCACTTGCGGAACCTGTTGTGTTAAGTCTTGCAAAACTTTTCTTTGATAGTGTAATATCTTGACCCCAATCGGTAGTACCTGTTGGGTGGTTAAGAACATAAACATACTTAGACAAATTGTTAATACGGTCAACATAATAGATGTTTGTACCATCTTCAGTCTTACCGTTACTTGCCTTTGACATGTTTTCTAAAACTTCTACTACTGTTTCACCAGCAGGAGACAACTCAGTAACAACAATAGAAACACCCTGTGCATCGTTGGTTACTGGGTCAACAGTATTATCAGAAGCAGTTGGAGCGCCACTAAGAACTGCAGCGACTGATGGTTCGTTGAGTACAAAATTATCATACGAAGATTCGTCTACAAGATAAACTTTGTATCTGTTACCAACAGCACCAGAATCTTTAAATGCAAATTCGTGTCCACTGAATGCAGCGTTACCAAATCCAAGTGCATCAAATGCATTTTTATTTGGAAGATATACTGTTGTGTTAAATGTATATGTTGTTTCTTCTGGTAAGTTTGTTCTTACAACGATGGCATCACCACCAGCAGGAGCAGTCGCAAACAAGATTCTTGTTCTACTTCCAACTAAACTATATCCATTAGTTGCAGCACCTTCTGCGTATGGAACACCATTAACAGTAACTTCTACAGTTTGTGCTGCAGTAACCGCTTGTCCAAGTGTAAATGAACGTCTTGCAGGGACAGTAATAGTTACTGATTCACCTGTAAGTGGAGCATTTGAAATGAAAGTGAAATCTGCACTGTTTGCAGCAATTGTAAAGTCTGTAGATGCGTACACACCGTCAACATCATTTGTTGCAGCAATAGATTGATTTTCTACTGCATATGTACCCGGCGCATTTGTCAATGTAAACACAGTTTGTTGTGCAACATTGATTACAATTACATCGTTTGCATCTGCGAACAATTTAATTGCAGTATTTGCAGGAGCAGCTGCAGTTGCAGTATTTTCAAACTCATCTGGCATATACCAAACTTTGTAGATGTCACCACCAGCAGTACTTGGTGAAATTGTATCTACCGAAATATCAACAGCAGCACCAGCGGTATTTGCTTGGAAGTCGAAAGTTGCAGCAAGTCCGATTGTTGCGGAATTAACAGATGCAACATAATAAATTGTTCCGCCAGTAAGACCTACTGCAGCACCACCATTTTCAATGTAGATGACTGCATCACCAACTTGGAAACCATGATCTGCGTTATCTAAAGTAACAGTATCGTTTGTGTCTGAAGTTAATGTAATACCACCACCATATTTTTGGAAGTAGTACCCCACACCAACTCCGTCACCATTATATGTACCAGCATCGGCGATTTCTGCGTCAGAAACTCTGTCGTATACTGGATAGTAAAAACCAGAACCAAGATTTGTTGTTGTAGCACTAACTGCGGCACCATCCGATGAATGGATGTAATATGGCCCAGAGTTTGCTGTCTGTCCAACTGCCGTTTCAAATGTAATTGACTGTCCAGATAGAGAGTAACGTGCTGTTGGAACAAGTCCACCAGAAGTTTCGTTTATACCTCTTACAGAAACTTGCACATCTGTTCCAGAAAGAACACGAACTGGAGTATCAGTTCCAGTTGCAGAACCAGAACTAGTAACTAATGCATTGCCAACATCCTGTCTTGGTAAAAGATAGTTTCCTGCACTATCTGCAGTTGTGTGCATATCAATACTTGCAGTTGGTGCAGTGGTGTCAACTGTATGGCTGAAAGCCTGTGCAGATGAACCAAATACTGTATCAGTTGTTGAAGACTGTCCAGTAAAATTATCTGTTCTTGCAGTTGCAATAGTTGCAGCAGCAATACCAGATATTGCGTTTTTAATTCTATTTGCGTCATTTGAATCATCATCATTCGCAACTCTAACAACTTTCAATGAATTTGAATATGAAAGGAAGTTAGCCGCCGTGAACCATGATCTGTAGTTATCTTCAGCTGGGTCGCCAAAGTGATGTCTTAATTCTTCAACGCTACTTACGGTTACAATTTCGTCAATTGGGCCTTTACTAAATCTACCAACTAAACCACCAGTTTGAGTGGCTAACGCTGGAACACTAGTAGAAGCATCAATCTCTGAAATGTTAACGCCAGGACTTACTTGGAATGCCATTTTTTATCTCCTTTAAATTATTTTATAGTGTATTTTCTATTTATTTATAAAAACAACAAATTCAGCCAATTACCTAATTGGTGTTTTCTGTAGTCCATCTGTCTCCATCAGCATCAACAAAAGATTCGAAATCGTAAATGGTTGAAACAAATCCAAATGGTAACATATTTTCCTCAATATTTCTTAACCTCTCCTCATAAATTTCGTTTCTTGTGTCGATGTCAGATAATTCTTTAAAATAATCATCAGTTGTCATCCAAGAGAACAAAATTAATGTGTCCACCAAATCATCGTTTTTACCAACATCTGCTTGATATTTATGACCTTTCGAAATAAAACTTGTCAATTCATTTATTGTATCAAAATCTTGTATAAAAATTTTATCTTCCTCAACTAAACTCTTAAGATTTAAACATCCTATTTTTTTAGTTGCCTTTGTTGTTCTAATTCCTAGTGTAGTTCCACCTCTTCCACCAAAGCCTCCACTAACACTTTGACCTTTTCTTGTGTCGTTATGAATACTTATTATATTTTCATATTCTAACTCATGATATAATATGTCCGAAACTTGTTGACCAATATCATTCACTTCTATCAAAACATAAGAGTCATTATATATCTGACACATTTTTTTAATTACAGTAGGATATACCATCGGAGGAATTAAATTCGACCTAAAAACTGCAACTTGTTTATACGGTATTTCAGATGCATCAAATATAGAAAATGCAGAATAATCTAAACCTCGGCCTCTAGATACATCTACTGTAGTAAAATATACTCTATCTTCTCTGGGTTTCTCATATATTCTTAAACTTCCATTTTCTAATTTTTCAATTGGATTTCTATATGCCAGAGTTTTTAATTTTGCTGGACTAATTAAAGTATTAGAACTTCCTAAAAATTCAGTATCAAATTCTTGTCTGAATTGTTCCTCAGATGTATTTTTTATTGTTGTTTTTTTCCACTCCTCATCTCTGCCAGGAACTTCACTCCAATGAACAGAAATTGGATTATATGTATTTCTTCCTTCTTCTGCATCCACCCACAATTTGTAGAAATGATTCATTCCCTGTGGAGTAGATACAATAAGAACTTTAGTTGATTCACCAGATGAAATTGTAGGATACACAGAATTAAAAAATTCCTCTGCAATTTCATTTGGAACGAATGCAAATTCGTCTAAGAAAAGAATGTTAAAAGAACCACCACGAATTGCACTTGATGAAGTTGCAGCTGCAAGTACTTTTGCACCATTCTCTAGTTCAATAGAGCCTTTGTTCCAAACCATAACACCTTGTTGCAACCATTTTGGAAGATTTTCATATGCTCTTTGTAGTCTACTTAATAGTTCTCTTGCGGTTGCAAGTTTGTTTGCAAGTAATGCAACAGAAACATCTTTATTGAAAAGAATATAATGAAGAAAGAATGCAATACATGTAATAGATTTACCAGACTGTCTTCCAATTTTACAAATAGTAAATCTTTCATCATGGAATGATTTAATCATCTTTTCTTGAAATGGGTATAATTCGAAGTTCACCAATCCTTTATCAACATTAACAATCTTCATATATGTCTTGATAAAGTGTATAGGATCTTCCATACACTTGACATATTCTGCGGCCTGTTCTTCAGTCCATTCAATCTCAACCCCTGCTGCTTTTAGATTTGGGTTGTTATGATATACTTCACTCATCAATATCTTCCTCTCTGTTTTTACCTCTTAGTCTTTCTAAGAGTTCATTGGTACTTCCAACCAATATTGCATTGTTCACTACTTTTTGGGGAACACCCCCATCTTTGGTGTTTTCTATTTTATTCATTGTTAATTGAAGTTCTATTAAATCTTTTGCTAAATCACCAGTAGTTTTTAGAAGTCCTGCAGTCACTTCGTATGCTCTGGGATGTTCACTTTCCTTTGCAATCATCATCAAATTTTGTAAAGATTCTTGACCCATAGAAACTAAATCCTTTAAAAGTTCTCTATGATATTGATAGTCTTCTTCAATATCATTATTTCTAGTTTCTTTATCTTTATAGATTTCTACATTACTTTTTTGACGTTCTATTATTTCTTGTGATTTCTTTTCTATTTTGTTATCGATTTCAAGAAACTTACTCAGTTGCTCATCATCTAGTTTCTTCATTGTTATTCTCCAAAGTCTTCATTAAATGTAGTTAAAAATTCATAGTTATCTGTTTGAAGTGCATCACTAGGATTAGTTGTTACTATTGCTTCCGCATATGTAACTTCTGAACTATCTAAGTCGCCCACTGTCGCAGTACTTGTTCTAATAATTTTTTGTTCTCTTGGAACACCATAGAAAAATCCATTTAATGTAAATTCTAATGTCCATAGAAGGGCCCTTCTAGATAAAAAGTCTCCTTCATAATCATCTTCGTATGATACAGAGTTTAATGTCAATCCTGTATCACGAATTACACTTAACTCATTTGCTTCTTTTATTGGTATATTAAAGGTAGGAGTAAAGTATGGTAATATCTGTTCTACTATTTGAGTTGCGTCATCCGCATTTTTTGCAATGACTGTTAGAGTAAATCCAATATCATAAGGCACTGGATTATACACATAATTTTTAGTATTTGGGTCTGTAGAATTTTGTCTAGACATTTTTTGTGTCTTAGAAAATTTTCTTTCTGGTGCGTATGTAAATCCAGAAATTTCAAAACTCATTCTAGGTAAAGTGATTGCAACAGAATCTCCAAGACTCCCTGCTGGTTGATTTATTCTTGCCAGATATTTTTGTGAAGGCCCATATGCAAGAGGAACTTTAACTGTTTCTAATACATCGCCGTTGGCATTTCTTCTGTCGATAGTAATGTCATCGAATATAGAGCCAAATGCAATTACATAGCTTCTAATTGTACTTCTATAATATGGACTATTACCTAACATTAGTAATCCTCACTAAATGGGTTTCCAACAGTAAAGTCGATAACTTTTTCTACATTTGTACTTGAACCAGTGAATACTGTGTCTTGGCCAGAAGTTCCATCCGTGGTATCTGTTGTCTTGTTTTCCGTATATACAATTTGTTGTGTTGCACCCAAAAGATAATTTGCACCACTGTCTCTACCAATAGTATTTGTGTTTTGTGCAAAACTCCCTGTGAGATTTGAAAGTTTCAAAACTTTAGTTCCAGAATTCCAAGTTTCTACTGTACCTGTCGCCGTTGCAGAATCAAAGTTTGCACCTTGATACACTATCTCACCTACAGTAAATTCACCAGTTCCAGTACCTAAAGTTAAATCAACAGTAACAAATGTATGTTGTTGAATGTCATCAATCTCATCAATTCCTGTATTAAATTTCTCACTTGAGAATTCAAATGATTCTGTTGATAATCTATAGACATATCTTTTACCTAGTTGCCAGAATGCAACTTCGTCTTCTACAAATTTAATTTCATAAGTTTTATCTTGTAGGGGCCAGTATACTAAGTCACCTTCCTGTGGGTATACTATAGTGGATTCTTCTTCCCACCTTTTAATAGATACAATAAGATTTAATTGATCTCTGATCTCCAAACCAAACTTCGATAAGAAGTCACCTTCTCCTTGAAAACCATCAGCATCTTCAATATACATTTCAATAGAAAATGCATCGTTAAACTCAGTTATAGTTGACTCATTAAAAACAGTATCTTCATTCACATCAGTTCTTTTTAGATAATACATATCCTGCCCGTGAATCTGAATTGATTCAGCGACAAGATTTTCTGTCAATAATTGCTCTGGTGCAAATGATGTGGTGTTAAAATACTGATTTGTAGCCATATGACTATCCCACCATAATGTCTACAGGAAGTTCATAACTTAAAGACATTTCTTGTTCCAGTTGTTCTATTTCTTGATTTGCTTCATCAAGAATTCTGGAGCCGTTGAAGGTCACACCCCCAGGCATCGCAATGCCTTCGTACTTCGATAAATTCTCTCCCCATTGTTTTTTAATCTGTGCGGTTGCATATCTTTTTAACCATCTGTCATTCCAAACATCTGTATAAACATCAGGGTCAAGAACCCTTATTGCTTCTACAATAATAAACTCACCAACAACTAATGCTTCATCCCAATCAATATCAAGATGAAGTTGGTTTTGGTGTCTATTA